GATTGTCGGGCCTGGCGGCGAACTGGCAGGAATCGCTGCTTACATGGCAGAAATCGGTGCCGATGCGACGTTGCTCGAAACGGACCCGGTTTATCAAGAAGTCAAAAGCCGCGCAGAACGCCTAAGCGCGCAGATTTATGCGCTTGAAGAACCGATGCGGCAGGCCGAACGTGAACGCGAACGCATCGCGCGCGAAATGCAGCTTGATGCGATTCAAGGTCCGATGCCAGAGCAGGCCGGTTTAACGCTTGCGCCAGACGGCGGATCTGCATTCAGCAAAGAGCGCGAACGTCAAGCGCGCGAACAGCAGCAGAATCTTGAGCGCGTCGCGTCAGCGCGCACGCAGATCCATCTGAAGTTCCTAGAAGAGATGGGACGCGAAGAGGAAGCGATCCGCTATCAGCTCGAATTGCAGATCGCCGCGATCGACGAACTCACCGCGACCGAAGCCGAGAAAGAAGAAATGCGCGTCGAGTTGCGGAAGACCGCGCAGGCGCAGATCGACAAGATCAACGCGCAAGACGTGAAGGACCAGACCGAAAACGTAGACGAACTCAAAGACGCATACGCGGGTCTGTTCGATTACATGGAGCGCGGCTTCAGCGACGCGATGGCGTCGATGCTGCTGGACGGCGAGATTACGTTCAAGCAACTTGCGATGTCGTTCGCGCGCGAGTTTTTGCAGATGGGTATTGGCCAGCTTGCCGGTTCTGCATTCGCTCAAATTGGAAAAGCAGCAACGACTTTCCTTTACGGTCCGCAGCCTGGCGACGTTGGATTCATGGGTCCGGTTGCAACCGCAAACGGTGGCTCGCGACTTGGCGGCAGACCGCTACTTGTTGGCGAGCGCGGTCCTGAATTGTTCATTCCCAGCACGAGCGGCTTCGTCGCCAACAACAACGCGCTGACGAAGATGGCTGGCGGCGCGGTCAGCCCGGTCAACGTGACGGTCATCAACAACACCGGACAAGAAGCGACGACCTCGCAGAAGGATGGTCCCGGCGGATCGCGCGACATCGAGGTGATGATCGGTGCCGCGATCTCCAAGAACATCTCGCGAGGAGGAGACGTTGACAGAGCGATCCGCGCGAGCTATGGCGTGCAACGTATCGGGAGGCACGGACTCTAATGCCTGTCTGGCCTGGAACGCTACCGACTGCGCCGACTTACGGATGGACCGAAGCGCCTGGCGATTCGCTCGTGCGGACGCAGACTGATGCCGGACCTGCGAAGCTACGCCGCCGGTTCACATCGACGCCTTCGATCTTCTCGTTGCAGTTCGTCATGACGAAGGCGCAGGCGACGCGGCTCATTCAGTTTTACGAGAACGCGAGCGACGCAGCGATCGCAGGCACGAACGGCGGCGCGCTTTCGATCACCGGCCTGCCGCATCCTCGCGATGACTCCGACGCCGAGTTTCGGTTCCTCGCGCCGCCGATCATCACGCAGATCAGCTACGACGTTTTTCGAGCCTCGCTGCGCCTGGAGCTGCTGCCTTGAGCCGGTCGGTATCCGCTACCGCGCGCGCGGCGATGTACGCGCAGGAGACTGAGGAAGTCTTCGTTCTACTGCTGGAGATCGAAACTGGCGCAGAACCGATCCGCGTCGCGCTCGACAGTCAGGATCTCGCAAGCAAGCTGACCGTAGACGGCACCGATACCTACTCCACGGCGGTGACGTTTGCCGGTGGCTTCTTCGGCATCGAGCTGCCGGAAGAAGCAGGCGAGAATATCAGCAGCGTGCGGATCAACGTGGACAACGTAGACCGCGTGATCGTCGCTGCGATCCGCAACGCGAACACGCAGCCAGAGTGCCGTCTCTGGGTCGTGCTTCGATCAACGCCGGATGTCGTTGAGGCGGGTCCGTATTACATGACGCTTGAGTCGGCGCAGTACGATGCGATGACCGTGACCGGCGAGCTCGTCTTCGAGGACGTGACCAATCGACGCTACCCGGCACACGAATACACGCCGATCAATACGCCTGGGTTGTTCTGATGAGTTGGACGAATCAATACATCGGCATCCCGTACAAGCTGAACGGCAGAAACCGCGAAGGCTTAGACTGCTGGGGTCTTGTTCGGATGGTTTATGGCGAGCAGTTCAACGTCTCGCTGCCTGCGCTCAATCAGCAGTATAAACACCCGACCGACGCAGACGGCTTCGGAGATGCTTACGAGATGGCCTTGCCTGAATGGCGCGAGGTCGATCAGCCGCAGGAGTTTGACGTCTATTGGTGCCGGATTGCTGGGATCGAGTGCCATACCGGCATTGCTCTCGGAAATGGCCAGATGCTTCACGCGATGCAGGGCAACGATTCGCATATCGTCAATGTCCGCAATCCGGCATGGCAACGAAGGATTCAGAAGTGCTACCGGCTCGCGTAGACGTAGCGACGACCAAGAACCCGTTTGCTGGCACTCGTGTCGAAAGCACGGTTCCGGTCGGGTTGACGTTGCGCGAGATCGTCGCAGCGCAGGGTCTTCGCGAGACGGATGCCTATGGCGTCCAGGTTTGGCTGAACGGCGAGATCGTGCCGGATCGTATGCTGGATCGCGTCAAGCCGAAGGAAGGCACGCGGGTCTTCGTGCGCGTCGTACCGCATGGTGGCGAAGCAGGCAAAGCGGTGCTGACGATTGTCGTCGGCGTGCTTGCTATTGCAGCAGTCGCCGCAACTGGAGGCGCGCTCGGTGCTGCGGGCGGTCTGTTTGTTGGATCTTTTACTGCTGAAGGGTTTGCCGCTGCCGCTGGCATTATGGCTGGTCTAAGCGGCATCGCGACCGGCATTCAGTCTCTCGTGGCACCGCCTCCGCAGGTCTACGTTGGCGCGATTCCCGAGACGCAAGACAGCGCGGCGCTGACCGGCACGCGCAACACCGCGCGCCTTTACAAGCCGATCCGCACGCTCTTGGGTCGGTATCGCGTCTACCCTGATCTGCTTGGCAAGCCGTTCGTCGAGCAGGTCGGCAAGGACAGCATCCTGCGCCTGCTCATGTGCTTCGGCTATGGACCGATGGACATCGAGGACATCAAGATCGGCGAGACGCCAATTGCAGACATCCCCGACATCCGATATGCGGTTCACAAAGGATGGGACGACGACGGCGAGCTGACGATCTTCCGCGACGAAGTTGACGCCGACGCCAGCTTCCAGCCTTCGCTAGAACAGGACGGCGACGAAGCGATCTTGACTTCGCAGGCTGGACCCGAAGAACTATCGTTCGACTTGCGCTTTCCTGCTGGCCTGATCTCGTTCGACTCGCGCGGCAAGCCGCAACCGACGACGGTGCGATTCACGGTCGAAGAGCGCGAAGTTGGCGACCCGTCGTGGACGTACATCTCAACGCCGACGCGCGGACTCGAAGCAGACACCGGCATCACCGAGGTCAGCTCCGGCACGTTCGACCTCAAGCTAAAGGAACGCGGTCTAGTCACGCGCGGTCTGCGCTGGACCGTTCCGGCTGGCAGCACCGCAGGCGCAGCGCATCAGGTCCGCATCGTGCGCGTTTCTACAACCGCAGGCGGCGCGACCAACTTCTCGGCTTGTCAGGTCGTCGTCATTCGCACGATCAAGCCGCACATTGCGTCGTCGATTCCGAACCTCGCAAAGATTGAGCTGGAGATCAACGCAGCCGACACCGGTTTGTCTGGTGTGATCGACAATCTGTCGGCGGTCTGTACTAGCATCGCGCCGCAATACGACACCGTGACCGGTTCCTGGGGTCCGGCGACATCGAGCTCCAGCGCGTACAACGTGACGATGTTTCCGACACGAAACGCCGCATGGCTGTTCGCGCAGGTGCTTCGCGGTCCTGCTAACTCGCGACCCGTTGCAGACAACCGCATCGACGGTCCCGGCTTGGCAACATGGGCAGGCAACCTTACCGGCACCGGATCGTATGCGATCAGCGGCGACGCTTCGGTGCCGCGCAATATCGACGCGGTGGCCGACACGACAATGACCGTGCGCAAGCTGCTGTCGGACATTGCAGGCACCGGACGCGCTGCGCTGAATATCGTGGACGGCAAGTATTCAGTCGTGCAGGACATCCCGAGCACGACCTACGTGCAGCACTTTACGCCGCGCAACTCGTCAGGCTTTACCGGCAGCAAGGCGTTCACGCGCAACCCGCACGCGCTGAAGGTTTCGTTTGTTAACCCCGAGAAGGGTTACCAGAAAGACGAACGCATCGTCTACGACGACGGCTATAGCGAGACTGGCAACGTCGCAGAGCTTTGGGATTTTGCCGACACCGCCAATTTTCCAAACGATTCCGGCGTCGCGCACACTTGGGGATTTCATGCCGATACCACGACGCTGAACGGTCACGCGGTTCGTTTTGAGCAAGGTGCATCGGCTCCGGCTGGTGGCCTTTTGTATATGTATAAAGGAACACAAATAAGTCGAGGCGTGAATTTCAACGGATCGCAATACACGCAAGTGCGGATAAGGATGCGTGCCGTAAGAATCAGCGAAGATGCGGGACGCTTTTGGCGTGGTCATTTCTATTTTCAAAACGACACCATTTGGACTTCTGGAACCAACCCTTATCTTGTCGCGCAGCGAATCGATTTTGATGAACCGGATTGGAAAAACGGAAGCTGGATCGAGATCGTGTTTGATATGTCTGCGAATGCAGACTGGGTCGGCAAAACAATCTCGCATTTACAGTTTCGGTTCTCGCAAGGCAACGTCGTAGGGGATAGCGACATTCTCGAAATCGATTGGATTCGCGTTGACGACGGCACAAAGCCTGCGACCGAGTTCATGGATCTGTCGCTCTGGGGTGTTTCCGATGCCGATCAGGCTTGGCGGGATGCACGCTATCACATTGCCAGTCATCGCCTCCGGCCTGAAATCTTCACGCTGACTGCTGACGTTGAGCATATCGTCTGCAATCGCGGCGACCTGGTGCGCGTGTCTCACGATGTAATCGGCGTCGGCTACGGTGGCGCTCGACTGAAGACCGTGACGAACAGCGGTGGCGCGTTCGTCTCCGGCACTCTGGACGAAGAATTTGTCTATGATAGTCAGAAGAGTTTCGCAATGCGGATCAGAACCGCGGACGGTAATAACTTAGTTATTCCTCTCGCCACGCAAACTGGCACAAGCAATGTGGTCACCGCCATTGATCCGGTTACTTACTCTCCAAATGCTGCGCCTGCGCCTGGAGACCTAGTTCTATTCGGCGAGCGCGACACCGAAAGCATGACCTGCATTGTTCAGCGCATCTCGCCGCGCAATGACCTGACGGCTTCGCTTGAGCTGGTCGAATACAACGATGCGGTGTACGACCCCGGCATCATTCCGGCGCACACTTCCAACATCACGCTTCAAAACACGCCGAACCTGCTTGTGCCGATTCAGCCGGAGATCATCGGCTCGCCGATCA